TAATTTATTATATTGCCTTGTGCGCTTATAGTCATTTGATTCAGTAATATTTTCTTCTTTAAATTTACTTATTGTTTTCATCACCTGATACCTCTTTAGTAGCAGTTTGTGTTGCATTATCTGTAGTATATAATGATTGTGCAACAGCAACTTTTCTGTCATCTAAAGTAGCACTAACTTTATCAGCAAGAGAATTTTTAATATCAGTCTTTGCTTGATCGCTATTGCCTTTGTCAAGTGAATTAACAAATTTTTTTGTATTTTCATTACTCATTGTTACTATTTATATCCTTTTCATCGCTATTCGGTTGTTCTTCTGGTTGTACATTTTCACCTTCCATTTGTTTATCAATCTCTTTAACCTCTTGCTCATTTTGCCTTAAAATTTTAGTTCTAATATATTCATTTGAATAATATTTACCAACGTAATTTTGCATTTCACCTGCAAGTAAAAGTCTTTCTTTTAACATTTCTGAATGTTTAAGTTCAGCAAAATAACCATCTTGTAAAAAATCGTAAGTAATATGTCCACCTATTTGATCCCAATCCTCAGGTGCAATAATACCTTTTAGAATTAATTGAGTCTTCAATAAATCATGGAATAATGTAGTGAATTTTTTTCTTAAACGGCCTACAAATTTAGTAAATTTAACTTCATCTCTACTAATTTCAGCTGCTCTTCCTAAATTAAAACCACTACCACTTTCTAATCTACTGATTGGAACGTTTAAAGAACGATATAGTTTTCTTTGGAAATATTCTATATCATTAATTTCTCCTAGATTTTGTCCTCCAGGTAATGTAGTAATTTCTGTACCCCTCCCACCTTCTCTACGAGGTAACCAAAAATCTTCCAACATTGACATATAATTTCTATCATCTCTAATCTCACCAGTACTTGCATCATAGACAAGTTTATTTCTATATCTTGCCATGACATCTCTTAAATATTGTTCTGCTTTAATTTTAGGTAAATTTCCTACATCAATATAAAATATTCTTCTTTCAGGAGCTCTAACTATTCTGTAAATAACAACAGCATCCTCAATCATTCTTAATTGATTAACTGGTTTAATTGCTTTATGTAAATAGGATAATACTTGATTGTGTGTTTGGTCTACTAAACCTGAAGTACAATAAGCTATTGCGTCTGTTGATATTTGTACACCACCTGTATTTGAAGCTGATGTTGGATGTATTCCCTTTTCATTAAACACATAATATTCTTGATACTTGTCTTGAAAAGCAGTTATACCTGGAAGGCCATCTATTCTATTTTTTCTAACCTCTCGTATTTTTCTAATTTTACGAGGATCAATATATCTTATTTCTGTTATACCTAGTCTGGGAGATTCTGCATCAATAATTTTATGGTAATATAGTCTACCATCAACATACCATCTACGAAAAATATCATGGCCTTTGGTATCAAAATTTAATAAATCTAATACTTCTATAAAAGATTCTCTTATCTTCTTTTTAATACCATCGTTATAATTTATCTTACTTAAATCTAATTGTACAGATTGTTGATTTTCATTAGATACTAATCCTTCACTAACTATATCCTCAATTGCTAAATCACATTCTGGATGTAAAGAAATTTCTCTATATCTTCTTATTAAGTCTAATTCGTTTCTTGCTGTCTGATCAAATCCACCATAAGACGCAAAGTACCCACCAGCAGGGACGGTTTGTGTTCCGTCATCTGCTTGAGGTGGGACTATGTTTTGTCTTGGATCGGTTGTAGGCGATTTTAAACGCTCTATTTTAAACCCAAATAGTTCGGCCATTATATTTTACCTCAATTCTACTAATATTTATAAAACATTAAGTAGTCGTATTTGTTTCAAAATATTGATATCTATGAGTAGCTACAAATTCTTCTACTGCATTATTAGTAGCATAACCCAAAGCAATATCATCTATTGTTGTTGGAAACATTCCTCTGAAAGTATACGATTTAATTATATTTCCATTTCGATCTAATTGGTCAACGAAAGCATCAACTTGATAATCAGCAGGATTTACTAATCCTTCATTATCAGACATATTATTAATACCATTCATCCATCTTTCATATGCGTTTCTAATTTTAAAGTCTGAATCATTTAGAATTGTAGTTGCCCATGTAGCAAAAGTTCTATCTCCTGCAACATAAAGTTCCCGACCTCTAAATGGTATTGGCACTTCTCCAATTGTCATTCCTGGCAAACTAGTACTATGACATAAGAAACTCATATTTTCTGTTTCTCCGCCTAGGGATGCAAATCCTGGAAAAGGCATTACTACTCTAAATTGATTAGCACGAGCGCCACCGCCCTTTAATTTACTTTTAAAGTCATTTATATTTGGCATGGTTCTACGCTCCTATCACTTCTTCAAATGCAACACCTGTTCTCGTTGCAATGAACTGTAAAGTTATAAAATTAATTGATCTAGTTGGCTTAACGAATATGTCAGCTCTAAATTCATTTCTATCAATTACATCTCCAGTATTGTTTGTTTCATCACAAACAACCAAGAAGTCTGTTATTCCTCTTCGGCCTTGTACATCTCTAAGGAATGGTTCTACAAGATTTCTAAATTGAGCTCTTGTAAATTCATCATTAAATTCAAATAATTGAAATTTAGAAGCTGTTGAAATTGCTTTTTCTAATGTAATAAACAATCTTCTCACATTTATTCTATCAAATGCACTCGGAGCACTCAAAGCAGTTTTATCTCCAAACAAGACTGTGCCTTGTCCTGGAAAAGTTGTAACTGGATTTACTCTAGCTCTATATAAAGTATCTCTTTGTGTTTTAGTTGGATTGTATGCTAACTTAACAGCACCTCTAATTACTCCTCTGCTAAAACCAGCAGGTGAGAACCATGAGTCTGCGATTAAATCTGTTCTTGCAGCCAAACCAGCAATGTCTCCGTTTAACGGTACAAATCTAAACACATCATTATATTTGTCATAAGTATATTTGTAACCACTATCAAAAACAAGATAAGAGGATGATGTAATAGCATCAAAGAACCCCTTTACATTATTTGTTTGTGTTTCAGAATTTGAAACATTAACAACATCACTTCTTTCTGGAGAAGCAAATACCACACAATCTTTTCTACTTTCAGCAATTGTAACTAAATTGTCAATATGTGTAGCATCACCTTTACCAGCAATAATTAAATTTACATCAACTGTTTCTGCATCTGTATATTTTTCATAAGCAGTTTTTAATTGAGCAGTTGTTCCTGCAGTACCATTATTACCTGAAGCTAAACTTACATTACTAACAGCTGTAACTGCTGTAAATGTAGTACCTGTTCCACCAACACCCCAATTTGTTCCGCCTGAATTATGATCTAACCAATAAATATATTTTGATTTGTTAAAAATTACATTTGGATAATAATTATCATCACCTTGTGGTGTTTTTGCGTCTGAAGCTTTTGATACTGAATCATATACTTCTAAAACATCTCCAGCTTTACCTGTAATGTCTCCAGTTTCATCAACAACAACCACGTGTATTTCATCATTTGAACCACCTCTATCAGTAGTATATGGTGATGTTCCTGGTGCAGCTGAAACTAAATCATAATATTGCCATCTACGTCTAACAGCTGCATTATCAGCAACAGCCGTATGTAAACCACCAACACCTGATGGATGTCTTACTATTGTTAAAACAAGTGAAGCAATATTTGTTATTCTATATTCATAACCACCACTTTCAGCAAAATTTACTATATCTCCTACAGAAAGTCCTGAAGCAGAATCTATAGTTACTGTGGTATCACCCACAGCACAATCAGCTTGATTTATTGCAGTTTTTGCTGTTTCTTCATAAACAGTTGCAGAAGGGCAACTTGATATTTTTAAATTATTACCCCAACTACCTGCTGTTCTTGCACCCCATAATCCATTAGAGGCTGAACCATCAGCATAATTATCTTGGTAATGCGTTGTGTTATTTATTAATAAACCACTACCACTTTCAGTAGCGTTTAAAAGTCCTGATCCTGATGTTCGTACAACTCTTAAAGAATTTCCATACTGTAAAAAACTTGAAGCACTAAAAAAATGTTCAAAATTTGTAGCAGTAGGTTTACCAAACGTTTCAACTAAATCTTTTTCAGAAGAAATAGAAACAATCTCATCTGTTGGTCCTTTTGTAAAATCCCCAGCTATTGCTCCAATAGATGTTGCAACAGCAGGTATAACGTTTGTCAAGTCTTTTTCTTGTACTAGAACACCTGGTGAAACTTGAAATGCCATATGTTATATTCTCCTTATTACTAGCGAATAAGTATCATTAATCTCGCTTCTATTTAGTATATTATAATTCTTTATCCTAAACCTTTACGAACTTCTACTGGTCTCCAAACCTCTCCTTTATCATCTACTTCATATTCCTCATCTAAACCATCATCTTTAAAACCAAAAGGTGCCATATCTTGTTCTATTGCATTTTGTTGTTCTTCATATAACTTTGCTCGTACATCTTGGTTTGTTAATTCTTTAAAATATCTTTGATTTGATAACCATGCAAATATAACTAAACAAATACACAAATCATCATTTGCACCTTCTTCAGCTTGAAAAGATTGCCCACGTCTTATAAATGTTGAAAGTTCCTCTATCATATGAAAATCTTGCATAATTAATTTATCAGATTCTAACAACACTTTTAAATTAGAACAACCTACTCGTTTAACTTGTTTAGTCATACGAACTCCTAATTGAGTTCCACGTTTAGAAAATCCACCCCCTAATATTTGACCTGCACGGCCTTTCATAACACACATTAAAAGATTTGTATATTCTAATTCAAATTGCAATGCATCAGCTACTTGACCACCTATATCATTTACTTCAACACATACATTAGCATTGTTATATTGTTTTGCTAATCTTTCTATTGTGTGTGGAAATATTAAAGGTTTTATTTCATTATCTCTAAATTTTGCTACAATTTTATAAGGCACCTGTGTAACATCAAATACAACAAAAGCAGAATAATCCCGCACCGTACCTCTTGCAACATCAACCGTCATTACATATTCATGGCCTTTAATTGGTCTTTCATACATATCTAAACCAGCATTTGATACTATAGGATGTACATATGAAAATGATTTAAGTTTAGAAGGACTAATAAGTGTATCTACTGAACCTACAAATTCACATTCAAACTCGGTAGTAAATTGTGCTTCGGAAGTATTACGTATAGTTTCCTGTCTCCATGCTTCATCACGGCCAGGCACTTCACTCCAATGTACTTCAATAGGTACATAATCAT